TCCACAAAACGACGACGATCTGCCGCCATCATATCGAAAAATGGAGTGTAATTCGCTGCCCCAAGGATTACCATCTGGCAGAAGGTCTTGTGATTGCATCTGAGGACTTCCGTTTCTAGATAGTCCTGATAATCGCCTGTAGCGGCATCCTGAGGCACCAAAGAGCCATCCTTGTAGATATCAAAGACGTTGGGTTTCATTCCTCGGCAGACCCTGTAATGGTGTCCATAGGCTTCAAAATCGATATCCACAAAACAACATTTTTTGGTAATTGAATTGACAACCTGAGGCTTATTGATTTTTCTGAAAGTCTTTCCAAACAAAACAAATGACAGACAATCCAGAAAGGTAGACTTTCCCGCACCATTTGAACCTACAATGACCGTGATGTCTTTATCGAAATCAAGCTCAGTCCAGTAGTTGCCAAATGATAAAAAATTCTTCCAGCATATTTTCTTAAATGAAATCACAATGATCTAGCTCTTTCATATAAATCTATGAATAGGGATTCAACACCCTCTTGATCAGTAAAGTCAAGTCCTTTAATATGCTCAATGAATACATCTTTTTCACTATCGATAAATCTTATCTTTGAGGAATCAACTTCCATCGTCATTTCGACTTCGATGATATCCAGCTTGATAACTCCTTGATCCTTGATTTTACTAACAAATTCCATGAATTTTGTTTCTGAAGTCTTATTCACAACAAATAGACGACAATAAGTATCTTTATAGATAGACAAATTTTCAGGAAGTAAATCTTCATTGTAATTGATCACAGAAAAGACAGAAAAAGGGTTTCGATACCAAGTGATTTTGTCTGTATTTGTGTCTAATATATTGAAGCCTCTCCACTGACCAAAATCTCCCCAATTAAGAGCAAAGGCTGAACCAATATACTGAATGTTTCCGATCTTTGATTTGGTATGAAAATGTCCCGAAAAGACATGCTCAAAGTTTCTCAAGGTCGCAGGATCATCACCTTTTGAAATAGTTCCTCCATGGGCAAATCCTGCTAGTTCAAAATGTCCAAAGAGATATTTACCTGTAGCATTTTGAACAAAATTCTTAATAAATTCTCGATTCTCATTACAAATCCATGGAATCAGAGTGCCGTCACATCCTCCTATAGAAATGGGGCTATCAACAATACGACCTAGATCAAAAAGATTCTGAATATTGAGCGAAAGAGTATTCTTGTAGGAAGTATCATGATTTCCTACAATATAAAAAACTGGAAAGTCATCATTAGATTGAATGTCGGATATACGATCCAAGAAATCAGTCTTCATTCGATCCCATGTGCGAAAATTCAGAGAATTTCTATTATCCACAAGGTCTCCTAAATGGATCATCATACTCGGCTTTTCTTTCTCAATAATCGGAAAGAAGACTCGATCAAAAAACATCTTCTGAGCATTCAGAATATTGATATTGTCTGATCTGGCTCCAAAATGAGTATCAGAAATCATCAAGATACGCATTTTAAATATTCTTTAGCTTTTTCTTTTCTATTCATAAGAATTTTCAAATCAGGTTTACTTAGATAAAGCCTGAGCCACAAACACCTGTATAGCCTCAAGTCGAAGCTGAAGATTCAGAATTTCATTCTGATTTCGTCTGTTATCAGACTCCTTCGCCTTCACATATCTGTTGACCAAATCCTTGATCAGATCAGGCACCAATTCTGTGTTCATTCTATCATTTCCTTTTTCAAAATATTAAAATTCCAATGAATAGAAACATGAGTAAACTCACCAAATGTTTCTAAATCAGAAAGTATTCTTGAGTCTTTAAAATATTCCACCCAATCTTCTCGTTTGCCTCCTTCGAGTGGGCGCTGCTGCCGCCTGATCTCTTCTATACGGATTCACGTATAAATTATTTTTAAACGCCTATTCGTATATTTTCAGCAATAAGCTGATCTTTATTATAAATGTCAAATCGAAAAGGAATACTCATAAGTCAGATTCTTTCTTCTTTCGTCGTTTATAAGAGAGGTTACTGTGCTTAGCATACCCATAACTCTTCTTTTTCGAATTATCTTCCTCTGAAGGAACACCATTAAGAAATGTCTCAATCTCTAAATCATTGAATTCTAAATTCTTAACAGATTTAGCTATAGCAGGAATATCATCACGAGTCAAAGATATTCTTTCCAAATTCTTCATTTTTATTTGAGATTGACCTTTTTCTTTTGTTATTCTCTGAACGAAAGCGTTCCATGAGATTTGAGAATAGTAACCAAGAGGATTTGTCGAAATGTTGACATCATATTTCCTTAATCTCACATCCTCTACCATCTTTTCTATAGCATCAGAAATCATTTCTTCTTTATATGTGTACTGAGAGAAATTTCCCTTGGTAGCTAATTTGGTAGCTATTTTCATAATACACTCTCCGATATATCTCGGAATTTCTGCATTAGGATTAATATTTTTATAAAATTCTACTAGACTATTTTGAAAGTCTACTCCATTTATATAATTCCTCTTACTACGAGGTTTTCTCACAATATTTTTCTTTTCTTCTGTCATCTTATCCTTTAAGCAATAAACTCCACTCCCCGATAAACTTGATAAGGAAGGAGGGAACCTCCTTAGAGATAATCCTTATCAAATATTATAGGGGTTATCGAAGATTGATCTGAACATATCTTTTCAAAATCAGTCTTGGTTCATAAGCCGTTTACCCTAAATGTTCGTTTCGTGAACCACTCGCTTGATAGAGCTTTCCTGAAAGCCTCAGAAAAGGGATTGGGAACTATTTCTAGTATCAATGACTGCCAATCTCAGCCTTTTTTTAGGATATCTCTTGGGAATGAACATTCCGTCAGAGGGTGCGGGGAGTATGGGACACCCGGCTGTCTACTTCAATTTTTCTGTTTATTCAGAACTTTGAAAACTCGATCAGTTCCTTAGCTGGGTTTTCAATTTATCTCAAACAGAAAAGAAAGAACAAAAGTAAATCATAATAAAGAATTTGTCAATAACTTTTATTTAAGGTCTACATCGTAGGTTTTGACTTCAAATTTTTCACTATCGTAAATTTTTTTTCTTTCGAGGTAATGTTTATACGTTATATTATGTATTTTTGGATTTTGTATTATGTCATCTACGACATCTATCACAAGAGCCTTGACTTTGTTTTCTGTGACTCTTAGACTTCTGCCTATTGATTGTAGGATTCTTGGGCGAGATTTCGAAGGATGTGTGAAGATCAGATTATTCAAAGAACCAATACTGACTCCGGTGGCGAAGACTCGGGAGACGACAGCAATAGATTCTTTGGATTCTCTGAGAATTCTGATGATTTTGTCTCTTTCAAAAGCATCTACTTGTCCTGAGACAAAATAGACAGGACATTTGGCCCTCTTCTTGATTTCCTCATATAAATTCTTTCCATGCTCGATTCTTTCAAACATGACAAAAGTATTACCTTTTTGAGACAAGGCCAGATTGACTAAAAATTCATTTCTTTTTTTGTTTAAGAGAAGATTATCTCTTTCAGTTTCATAATCAGGAATCCATTTACCATTCCAAGACGGCTCAGTGACATGATGAAGAATTACAGCCTTGATAAGAAGTTGAGAAGAAAATCCTCTTTCCATAAGTTCTGCATTCGAAGTATATTTTGTAATAGGACCGAAAAGTCCTTGAACTTGGTAATCTGAAAGATTCTTGCCTGTCATGGAGCCTGTCAGACCGATGCGAATAGGAGCGTTGATCATAGTCATGATTTTGACTGTCTTATCAGAAGAGAAATGATGAACCTCGTCTCCGATTACAACTTCGAATTGATTAAACCATTTTCTGTCTTGAAGAGATTGTAGACTCTGCCAAGTCGAAATCACGAATTTTGCGTCAGTATCTTTGCTGGCTCCATCAAAAATCATATGAATGTCATCTTCAGAACATCCAAAGTCGATAAAATCTTGACGTAATTGCAAAATTAGCGTAGTAGAAGGTATGATAATCAATGTTTTTTTATTAAAATACTTGGCGATCAGATAGATGATGAGCGACTTCCCAGAATTTGTCGGAGCCAGACAGATCATTCTTTGCGACCGAACAGCCTTGATGAAATATTTTAATTGATAATCTCTTACTTCGAAGGGCAACGGAAGAGTCTTGATAAATTCTAATGCCTCGATTTCAGAGAAGGGATTATTGTTCCCGAAGTTTCCTTCTATTTCGTATTCATAATCTTTTGACTGAAGGAATTTGATAAGATAAGGAAGAAGCCCTATGTAGAAAGTGTTATTCATCTTATTGAACAAACACTTTTTCATTCCTTTTTTTCGATAGAAATCCCAATATTTCTTGGGAATGTAGTAATCTATTTTGAAAGAAAATGCGTCTATAATTTCTCTTTTCTGAGACTCTTCATCACAAAATAGCTGGACATATACGTTATTAAATTTTCTGATTTTAATCATGATCCGGCCATAAATTTTTCCCATTGAACGAAATTTTGAAGATTTTTCCCTCGTCCTCTAAGCTCCCAAAGAGCCGACTGAATGAATCCTATCTTCTCCTTAGAGACAAAAATTTTAGTTGAAATTTGAATGATCTGATCGTCGGCCTGTAGCCACTTCTCGACATCAGATTTCAGAATAACGACAGGAGGAATTTTTTTTACGTCTTCCTTATCTTTGAGGGTCTTTGGTCCCTCCGTATAAAATCGATATCTTTCCAGATAGATTTTATCGTATTCTGTTTGAAGAGTCTTGAGTTTCAGATTTTCTTCCATCAGAAGTCTCTGCCACTGGAAGGTCAGATCACTAATTTTTAGTATCTCTTCACCGATGGCTTCTCTATTGATGATAGATTCAGATTTCCACTTGTTAATTAAGTCGTCTATAGTCATAGTTGAAGTATATTGGATTATTAAAGTATTGTCAAGAGCTTAATAAGATTTAACTGACTTTATTTTAAATCTGACATATCTAAACATAACTGTTGCTGTGAGATATATTATGTTTGCGTCAGTAGAGTCGAATTCAAATCCACTCAGAAAAGTAGGCCAAGCGTTTTGGAAGGTCCAAAGCAGATCAGGATTGTTCTGACTATCTGTTTTGAAAAGTGAAATATCTGACACTAATCCATAAGGACTGATAGGAGAGTTATTCTCAAGCTTTTTATATTCTGTTCCTTTGTTTGAAGGGTCTCCGATTGCTGTTATCCAATTATGAATCTCGATCCAGTTTTGGAGGATAGAATCGACTTTGAACGTCAGTGTAAGAGGCTCATATACCACATGATCCCCCGGCTGTGGGATTTCCAAGGACGGAGAAGGAACCTTGGCTGCTGGCAACGTCAGAGAAGGAATTTTAGCCTTCACACAAAAATAATCGATAGCAGGAATTCGCTTAATGTTAAAAACAAAATTTTGAGGAGCTTGCAGATTATATGAAATCGGCTGTGATTCTGCCGCTGCCATGAAAAAAATCCTTGACTTATTGAGACGGAATATTTATCGTGAGTTATGAAAAAAGAAACATTTGGGAAACATCTCAAGAACGTCATCACAATAGACATGACGCCAGCGGAGGTCTTGGAGGCACTTGAAAAGCATGAGAATGCCAAGAAACTTCGAAAAGAGTTTAGAAAAGAAGTGCAAAAAGAAAGGTATAAACGATGAAGCTGAATCTGAAAGAGTTTAATGATACTATTGAATGGTCTGCTGGTGACAGCCAAGTATTTGGAAAATTTGCTTCAATATTGGCAGAAGCATGTGGCATTCCACAGAATACAGAATTTGACTTGAATATTGAAATTAATAGCGAAACTGATGAGTTGATTCT